TGTCGAATGCCAGTATTTTAGGCTCATTTGAGGGAACCATGCCAGTTAATCTTTTCAATCCGCAGTGCCTAAATGCGTACTCGCACACGGCTTGGAACAGCGGGATGATCTGTTTTGTCTGCTGGGCAATGGCAATATGGCACGTTGCATTAGCGCCGTTGTAGTTATTTATGACCACTCCGGCCAAGATGTCATCACCACTCATAACGCCGAGGGCATAGAAACTACCCCAGTCAGCGTTGTGGTTAACCTTGGCTGCAACCCAAGCGGCAATGCGCTCTTTTTGGTCATAGACTAAATGTGCCATGCTGAGATTATGACCTACTGCAGCCTATCAACAATAGCATTTAGCTGGGTAATTACCTCTGCCAGCGTGGCCGTCGGTGCAAGCGGGGTCAACCTAGTGACGTTCTTAGACTGCGCAGTTATGGCATCCAAGTTCTGCTTGATGGACGACAGGGCCCGGTCCAGCTCCGGGCGACCTGTTTTTACGGACGGAATAGCTGCTTTTGTCATGCTGAAGTCTGGGAAAGTTCGGCCACTGATTCTGCCACCGTAACGCTGTACACCTTGACCGACGCGCTAAGACCCACCGAGTAAACCTCGCTGCTAAAGCCAGCTGGCAGGCGGAAGAACTTTGCCGATGTGACGTTCTTGGTGTAAATCGGAGTGCCGTCATCGTACAGCGTGAACTGCACCTGTCGGACGGTGTCTAGCTCAACCGGCTCAATATAGCTGCCATTGACCTCAAAGGCAAGCAACTCAAAGCCGTTAATGTGGCCAGCCACAGCATCAGCACCGGCTGCAATAAGAGCCTCGTTCTCCGCGATCTGGCTGGTGTCGATAGGCACAATGGCGTTGTAGTCGGCATGGACTTGCGCTGCAGAGAATTTAACTGGTGCAGGGAACTGCATGTCCACACTCTGCCAATCACTCTCGTAGTAGCGTCCGGTGTCAACGTCCCACTCGTAAATGATCTCACCCTTGGCCACATAGAGCTTACCGTCAAGGTCGTTTCTATATAGCGCCGTAGCAGTCTCATCCACCTCAACCACACTGTCGGCCTCGTTGATGTCAAGCACCAAAATCCGAGTGTTGTCCTGACCTTCGTAGTGGGCGTAGTAGTGGCCGTCATGGAAGGCAGCATCGAACGTGGATGGGTTAAGGCGTGCCCACTCAACTTCTCGGTAGAGTTTGCGCGTAATGCACTGAACCTGCTGAGTCGAAACCAGCCACAAGCCGTCAAAGCTGGGGTAGATAGCTCCGCTACCAATGTCCACAACACCGCGCTTGGAAACGCAGGGGGCGTACGTCTCAAGAGTACTACCGCTCATGGCCTCTGGGTCAGAGCCTGTGTACAAGATAGGGAACGTCTCAGTCAAAACGATGACCGAGTTGCTAGCTGCAATAGCAGCCACGCCCACGCCAGAGAACGCGTAGCGGTTACGGATAGGCCACGAGTACGGCATGTACGGGTCGCTGAAGCACAGCTCGTTGCCAGCAATGCCAGCAAGACAGCCGTTAGGCAAGCTAATCAAGCTCGACAAGTTTTTTGGTGGTGGCGAAGAATCTGCAGTAGGCAGTTGCTCACCCAAGTCTGCCGCCAGTACTGTGTCTGCAAAGGAGGTAGTGGCAACAGGAACTTCACCAACGTACAAGAACGTGCCGCCAGTACCCACTGTTCGGTAGATACGCTTGACCATGCCGGTAGTGTTGAACGGCGCGTTGCGAGTCCAAGTACCGCCGGACGAGTAGGTCTGTGTTGTGCTCAGCGCAATCGTGATTTGATTTGTCGCAGTGTTTACCGACTGAACACGAAATGAGCCGTTCAGCGATGTCATGCCAGTCACGCCAGCAAAAGTCAGCGTGTCGTACTGCGCGATACCAAACACGGTGTTCAGCGTAACTCGAACAACGTCAACACCAATGGATGTGGCACCGGAAATAGAGCCGCTGTTTGGCGGCGCTGTCTGCATACCAGTGATGTTCCATGTAGCAGTCAGGTGCGTGGTGTACAGGTCAGACGGAGGCGATGGAGGCGACTCCTCACCAAACGCAGTGACGTACGTGTAGACGTACGAGCGAGACTCTGTGTCGTTACTGCCGCCAGTGTGCGCAACGGTTGGAGCCGTTGTTGGAGCTGCTATGCCAAGTGCGTACCATGCAGTGGGGTACGGAGCCGACGAAACAGCCAAGGCGTAAGAAGACATGCGAGGCTCAAACACCTCGCTGCTAAAGTAGATACGCCCGTACGGGTCGTTAGCGTTGGGAGACGGCACCACGTCTACGTGGTCAGACCATGTAAGCCAGTTGTCGGCAAACGCCCCGCCAGAAAAAGCGCGGTAGCGGTAGATCGTCTCAACCATTCTGGTGGCGTCATACACGCGCCCAATGCCAGACAGTGGGTCCAAACTACCAGCTGTGATTTTGCAGTTTAGAGCTGTAGCCGCGTTGTTGGGCTTTAGCAACCGCTCGCTGATCCGTGGGACTTGGCCGCGAAACGCCTTGATGTGAACTGCTGTCATAAGTGTCCTTTATACCAGCGCACCGTAACGTGTGCCAGTAGCTAACCATGTAACGTTTCCGTTGCCGGTGACCGCTGCGCCGCCTGCGCCGCCTGCATAGCCGGTGTAGTTGTAAACACCATCCACGGTGCCACCATTATCGCCTGCAGTGCCCCAAGCACCACCAATACCGCCGGGAGACGACATCCTGCCGCCCCAACCCCAGTTGTACGAAGCCCCGCCAGCGGCGTACAAGCCGCGAGAGTTAGGTCCAACAGAAGCATAGCCGGGCCCAGACCAGCCGGGCAAGCCGCTACCACCAGAAGCAGGGGTGAGGCCTGACGCACCACCGGAGCCGGGAGAAGAGCGGTTAAGGCCGTTCCAGCCCCAAGTGTATCCAGCGCCACCGCCACCGCCACCGCCAGCAATAACGCCAGTGTTGCGGATTGATACGGCAGAGCTGACAGCCAGAGCTGGGCCTCCCGGCAAACCAGCGTTATCCATGTTACCGCCATTACCACCCATGCCAACGATATACCCGTTGTTGGTGACTTCAATACCATTGGGGTAAGAGCCGTTGATGGTAAACGCAGCAGTAGCTGTTGTACTGGAGGAAATGTTTGCGTTGGCGTCGATCGTTACGTTCAAGAAGTCCGACTGGTTCCAGCCAGCGGAAACAGCGAGCGAGCGCAGATTAGCCCGGTCATGGTTGCCGGAGATGGTGAACGCAAACTGCCGAACCGTACCGCGAAACGCGCTTAACCTAGACGCACCACTGGTCGGTACGCCCGTGTTGTTGGCCGTAACGTACGCACCGTTGCGGTAGTACTCGCTCAAACTGATTGGGTTCGTCCCGCCAAACTCAGTTTGGAGTTGCTGGATGCTTATCGTCCCGGAGGGTGGAATGGCCATAGTACCCCCTTATGGCGTTCCAAAGCCAGTTACATCATCCTTGGCCACGATTGCGCCAGCGCTGGTGATCGAAAACACCGCAACGTTGTTGTACTTGAACGTGAGCTTTCCAGCAACGTCGGAGACAGTCCAGAGTCCGCTTAACAGCGAGCCAGCGCTACCAGAGACATTACCCGTCACGTTGCCAGTGACATTACCAGTCAGGTTACCAGTCACGTCACCAATCAAGTCGCCAGTAACAGGATCGTTGAATTCAACTTCGTCGCTGAATGTGGTCAGACCAGAAAAGGTCTGTGAGCCTGTGAACTCGTTGGTGCCGGTAAATGAGTTGTCCCCGGTGAACACGTTGTTCTCGGATGTAATGGCAAGTGCAGTCTGCACGTCCTCAGCAGTCAGGCGCAGGCCAATAACAGTGCCGGAGGTAAAGGCGCGGGCAGTCGTGCCGTCGTATCCACGGATGACGTTGGACAAAAGGCTGGAGCCTGCAGCACGGGTGCGAACTGCAACAATTTCAACGTTGCCAACCGAGTCTTGCAGCGTCAGCTTGAACCAGTCACCAGACGACGGAATCGAGCCTGAGCCCACTGTGGCGACAGGGAACAAGTCTGCTTTTGTTGCGTCAATAACGATAGACGTGGCGTCAGCCGTAATGGACGATGTAATTGTTGCGCGGGCGTTGTTGGTAAATAGCTGGGCCATGTTGAGCTCCGATCAGGATGGCTTTGTGGGCCACAGTACTTGGTGGGGGAACCCCGGCTGGTTCGTAATGTCCAGCAGTGCTGTTCTATACGCAGCCCACTCAGCTTGCTTTTCGGCAGACATGCTGCCCCAGCGCAGAGGGTTTCTAGCTACAACGTCTACTTCACGTGCTAGGCGATACGCCCGCTCGGAGCGAACCACCATTTCGGCTTGCTCGTCGATCCACTGCTGGCTAGGTGGTTGCCATGCGTTACCGTCATAGACGTAACCGGGCCCCGGCATAACAGGAACCTGTATTGTGCCTTCTGGGTACGCAGCCAAAATTTCAGCGCTAGCCTCAGCATTAGTCTGCCAATACCCGCGTGCTGGATGGTAAAAGCCTTGTTCACTCATTATCGCAACTCCCGAGCATCGCCCCAATTGTTACACGTGTAGTAGTGATTGGGTGGCACAACGATAATACCGTAGTCACCCGAATCCCCGCTGTCGCCGTCAGTGAACGTAATATCTGTAGACCCGCTGTAGTCCGGCGCATTTGGGTTAACGTTAAAAGATACAGCAGAAGCAAACGTACCCCAGCGAGCAAACACCATGATAGGTCGGCCAGTTGTGTTTTGATACCAAGTGCCGGAGCCACGTCCCACGCCCTGCCAAACTTGCCCAATACCAAATCCATTTGCAACGTTGGTAGCTAACGTGGCAGTTGCAGCGTTACCGTTGATGTTAATGTCCCAAGTCCCAGAAGCCCCGACACCAGACTTGGTTGGGGCGTCGTCAGCTATCTGAGCAACTACAAACGCAGTCGATGCGACCTGTGTGTTGTTCGTATTAACAGCCGCCGT